AGACAAGTAGATTTTGTTGTAGAAAAATCTAAAAAAACTTTAGAATATTTAGATGTGTGGGGTGTTGTTAGTTTTGGTTCTAAAGATGATACTATTGGTCAATTAGAACTTGATACTGATATGAAAGATCAAATGATTACAAATGGAAGATGGGTAAATAATACAGATGGTACAGGTATTATATTTGGTATTGTTATGAACGATGGTTCTTTTGCTCCTATATTTAATGAAAATAATCAAACATTAGAAATTATGTTTAATGATGATAGTTACACATTGCCAAACACAGATATTGAAATGGATTTTACTAAGAAAAGAATAATTAAGGATTATGGAGATTAATGGCTCAAATTGGTTTTGGAATAAATACAAATAATACTGCTCAAGAAAGTGGTTACGATCAATTTACACTTGGTCTTGGTGAAACTTTAAAAGCAGTTGCAGCAGAAAACTGGAAGTTTAATCCTTTATCATCTATATCAACTTATAGAGATTTACAAACTGCAAGAGATGAAGCATTTAAAGATAAATCACCTTTATTAAATAGACAAGATTTAAACACAGAATATAAAGATTTAGGTTTATTTTTTGAACAAGATGAACCGCAATCAGTTGTTGATTTAATTGTAGATCAAAAAAAAGAAGAGCTTAGAAGGCAAGATATAATTAACAGAGGTCAAAAAGGTATACTGCCGGGAACTGCAAAATTTATAACAGGACTAGGAGTTAGTTTTTTAGACCCAATAAATATTGGTGTTTCATTTATACCTTTTGTTGGTCAAGCTAATTTTGCTAGACTCGCTGCAAGAACAGGATTTACAACAGCAAGATTAACTAGAGGTGCTGTTGAAGGTGCGATTGGTACAACTTTAATAGAGCCATTAATTTATAATGTAGCTCAATCAGTACAAGCTGACTATGATTTAACAGATTCTTTTTTAAATATTACTTTTGGAACTATCATAGGTGGTGGACTTCATGTGGGTGTAGGTAAATTAAAAGATTTAAACACAGCTAGAAAATTTAAAAAGAGAATGAAAAAAGCTGGTACACCTGACGAACAATTAAATCTTTACAAAGAATATTATCCTGAGAACGCACCTATAATGAAAAAATTAGCTGAAACATCACCAGAAACAAGAAGATTACTATTAGCTAAATCTGTTGGTGATTTGATGATAGAGAAACCAGTTGATGTTACACCTATTGCAGCAAAAGACCCTGTGTTAAAAACTGATTCTTCTGTTCCTCAACCTCCTGATCCTGCTATTAAAACACAACCAAGAAAAATGGAAGTAGATCAAAACGATCTTTCAACAGTAGAAAACACTACAATTAATAAAACATCAAAACAAACAGATTTAGAAATAGAAAGTTTAAATGCACAACTAGAAACTTTAAAAGCAAGAAAAGAACAAAAAGATTTTAAATTTGATGAAGAACAAGAACAAGTTAGAGAAGCAACAAGAGATTCAGATGAATTAGATGCAAACGATAAAGAGGTAGATAGTATAATTAAAGATACTATTAATTGTGTAAATGGCAGATAAGTGTTTAATAAGATTAGAAAATTTACTTAGAGGTTCTTCTGTAAGAGGTAATCTTAAAGATGAAATATTAAGTACAATTAAAAAAGTACAAGCAGAAAAAAAAATATCTAAATTAGATGATATTAATGTTGATGCTATAGCTAAAGATGTCAAAGAACAAATAAAATTACAAAAACGAATCAATAAAAGAAACGCTATAGAAAATGAAATAAAGGTAAGAAATCTTACTGAGTATGTTTATGAAAATTTTAAAGGTGAAGAAGATGAAGGTTTAATTTCAATATTGGTTGGTTCAAACAGACAAACAGTAGGTGCAAGAGAAAGTGTGGCTACACAACAAAATTCTGCTGTAAATAATTTAATAACAGGATTTAATGCAAAACTTAGAGAAGCAGGACTTGATGATTTTTTTGCTAAAATGGATAAAGACACTCAAAGAAGAGTTGCAAATGTTATGTTTGAATTAAGTCAAAGACAAACTGATATTGAAAAGCGAGCTGGTATTAAACCTCCTGTAACTGAAAAAAATCAACAAATAGTAAAATTAGGTGAAATCATGGAAAGTTGGTCAGAAATGATTAGAACAAAACTAAATGATAGAGGTGCTAATATTGGAAAACTTTGGGGTTATATGGTTCGACAATCTCACGATCCATTTACAGTTAGAAACGCTGCAGAAGTTTTAGGTATAAAAAATATAGAACCTGACCCTAGTTTAAAAAATAAAAAAGATATTAATTATAATAAAAATTATACAGCTTGGAAAAATTTTGTAATGGAAAAATTAGATAAAGAAAGAACATTTGCTGGTGTAGATGACATAGATGAGTTTATGGACTTTGTTTATAACTCAGTAGTAAAAAATCAATATGTTAAATCTGATGGCTCTGCTTATACTTATGGTGCAACTGTAAAAAAAGATGTTGCAAGAGATGTATCAAATAAATTTAAAAGAGTTTTACATTTTAAATCTGCTGATGATTGGTTTGCTTATAATGATAAGTTTGGTGCTGGTAATTTAAGAGAAGCTATGTTTTCTGGTATGCAGACAGCAGGAAGAAATATAGGTATTATGGATATTTTAGGCACAAAACCACAACAAGCGTTTGACCAAATAAGAAAATCTGTTGGTTCTAAAATAACAAAAGATAGAAGATCAACAGAAAGTTTAAAAAGCGATGCTAAATTTCAAAAATATTTTAATGTAGTTGATGGAACAATATTTAGTGTAGATAATTTTGCTTTAGCTAAATATTCAGCTATTGCTAGAACGATTGCCTCGCTTGCTAAACTTGGAGGTGCAACTATTTCTGCTGCGGCTGATATAGGTTTGTACGCATCTGAACTAAGATACCAAGGTAGAAGTTTTTTAGGTGGCATGTTTGAAGCTATGAGTAATTTAGCTAAAATTAAAAATAAAAAGAAAGCAAAAGATATTGCTGAAAGTTTAGGTTTTGTTGCAGATAATACTATCTATGATATTGCTGGAAGATACCAAGTAGGAGATGTTCAAAGTAAAGGTTGGAGTAAACTTCAAAGAACTTTCTTTAAATTAAATTTACTCTCTTGGTGGACAAACACTTTAAAAGAAGGTGTTATGTTAAGCCAAGCAAATTATTTTGCAAAACAAAAAAATTTAAAATTTGATTCTTTAAATCCAGCGATAAAAAATTTATTCAAACAATATAATATTGATTCTACTAAATGGGATGTCATTAGAAAAAGAACAATGGTAAATGCAGATGATGGTAAAGAATTTTTAAATATACAAAGTTTAGATAATATGAGTGATGCTGAAGTAAAGGCAGTTACAGGTATTGATAATTTAACAAAAAGACAAATAGATATAGAAAGAGATAAATTTAAAACTGCTGTATCAGGTTTACTTTTAGATAGATCAGTTTATGCAGTTATAGAACCAGATGCTAGAGGTAAAGGTATACTTACAGGTGGTAGAATGGCTGGTACAGGAGCTGGTGAAGCATATAGATTTATAAGTCAATTTAAAGCGTTTCCATTTGCTATAATTCAAAAAACATTAAGTAGAGAAATGTCATTTTTTAGAGGACCAAACAAACAAATCATGAGAGGAATAACTGGTTTAGGAGCTGTAATTATAACTTCTGGTTTCATGGGTTATTTATCTATGACAGCAAAAGATTTAATCAAAGGTAAATCACCAAGAAAATTAAGTGCTAAAACTATAAAAGCTGCTCTGTTACAAGGTGGAGGTTTGGGTATATATGGTGATGTATTATTTCAAGAAACAAGACAGGGAGCTGAGATTATAGGTTCTTTATTAGGACCAGTTCCATTAACTGCATCTGACATTGCTCAAGCAATTAAATATGGAATTGTAGATCAGCGAGGTGATTTGGCTGCTCGATCAGCTTATAAGGCTGTAAGTCAAAGTATTCCTTTCTTAAATTTGTTTTACATTAAGACCGCTTTCGATTATATAATAGGTTATCAGTTGATGGAAACTCTATCTCCGGGTGTACTTAGAAGAGTTGAAAATAGAATGGAAAAAGATTATGGACAAGAATTTTTATTTACAAAACCATCAACGAAGTTTAAAGGATTTAGATAATGACAGTATCAACAACTATAATTAAATCATCTCACAATGGTAATGGTTCAACTACAACCTTTGCCTACAATTTCAAAATTTTTGCGGACACAGATTTAGTAGTAATTATCAGATCATCAGCAGGAACTGA